GTTCTGGAGAATTCCTTCACCTGCGAAAGTGTTGGTCGTGTAGAAAATCTGCCGGCCTGTGGTGGGTGTGACCCCCAGGCGGCAATTAACGACAAAATAGCCGTTTGTACTGCTGCCAATATTGAACTGATGGCGGCTGTAAATTTTCCTTTTGGTGGAGAACCCCTCGTCATAGATGGGGTTACACGGCAGTCCTTCGAGGTTAAAAAATGGATCGGCCCGTATCGCTGCAAACTCGAGTAAACATTCAGCTTGTTTGCCAGACACTTCGGGTCGGTTTTCGACGTAAATGACCGTCTTCTTCTCCTTCTTCTTTTGGTTTCGTACCTTGGGTTTGGACCTTGGGATTGAGTTCTTCCCATTTCGTTGTTTGTTGTTGGTATTTGTATTCATGGTAGTCGGTGCCACCTGCCATGAGCAGCGACTGTACATCACACTCCCCCCTCTGCAAAGGGGCGCCGCCGTGCAGTCTGTCGGCATTTTGGTTAGCACTGAAACAGATTTTGGGGCAATTAAGGGGTGTGACCACCTAAGGAGTTAGTATAACTGATGTGCGTACCCCTCCTGGGTAGGTAACGCAGTTAAGTTTGGTAGGTTGTTGCTCAGCCACCTCTCAATTTGTCTTTGTTCTGATGGGCAGATCCCGAAGGCTTCCGAGAAGCTCAGACGGGTTTCCGTGGTTACTTCGCTCTGGGTGTACAGCTTGGGCGCGAAGTAAAAGGGCTTGAGAGACTGGTATCTCTCATCCCCCGTGATGATTGAGTTGTAGAAGGTTTCTAGCACTGGCATGCCGCTACCTAAGCGGCGCCCGGCGTCTCCAACTGAGTTGAGCCAGGTCTGGTATTGTAGGCCAGGTTGTAAGCAGTGGTGATCTTTGCTTAAAACTACGAAAGGGTTCCTACACATCACCACTCCGAGGGGATGACGAATCGGATTCATCTGGCAAAAAGTGATATGCTCTAACTGGTATGCAACTTTCTCGACCTCAATTTGATAACCAAATGTGAGGAAG